ATTATTTACAAGGAATGAAATACAACGATATTATAGCAAAATATGATATCACTCAACCTGAATTAAGAAGTATTATTCGCAAAAACAAATTAACAAGGAACAGGAGTAATTCACAAATAGGAAATAAAAATGCTGTTGGAAATAAAGGTGGACATGGAACAAAAAACAATAAAAATGCTGTTGTTACAGGGGAATATGAAAATATATATAAAGATGTTTTAGATGCTGATGAATTAGAATTTTATGATAACTATGAACTTGAAGATGCAGAACAATTGTTAATAGATGAATATAAAATGCTAAAAATTAGAGAAAAAAGAATGTTAACAAGAATACAAGTATTAAAACAGCAAGGCAAAGACATGACCATTGATTTTATAAGAAAAAAGAATACTAGAACTGGAAAAATAACAGAAGAAACAGAAACAATTACAGAAGCAGAACCAACTTTAAATATGATACAAAGAATTGAAGATGGACTTACAAGAGTGCAAGAAGCAAAAAGAAAATGTATTGATAGTTTAACAAGGCTAAACAATAAGGAAGAAAGTAATACATTGAATGTAAACATTACATCTAATCCTTTATTAGAGAGTATAAATAGACAATTGGGTGGTGGTAATAATGGATGAGGAATTTCCACTATCTGAAAAGTATATTGATTTTTTAAAGCACGAATGTAGCACAGAGTTTTTAGAGGGAACAACTTTTGCAGGAAAAACAACAGTTGCAGTTCCTAAATTTATGTTTAAAGTTGCTCAAAGTCCAAAGAAATTACATATAATTGCAGGGTTAGACCTGGGAACAATAGAAAAAAATATAATAAATAAAGATAAAGGCTTAATAGAAATATTTGGAGAATATGCAAAAGGTGGCTGTATAGAATACAACGCAAATGGAAAAGGAGTGCATTCATTACCACATATTTTATATCATACACCAAATGGTGTAAAAGTTATATACATAGTTGGATATGATAATAAAACAAGATGGAAAAAGGTACTAGGTGGACAATATGGATGTATTTTAATAGATGAGTTTAATATCGCAGATATGGATTTTGTAAGAGAAATTTTTATGCGTTGTGATTATAGAGTATGTACTATGAATCCTGATGATCCAAATAAAGAATGCTATAAACAATATGTTAATAAAGCAAGACCAATAGAAAAATATAAAGACGATGCACCAAGAGAGTTATTGAATATGCTAAATGAAACGCATATGGATGACTGGACATGGTGGTATTTTTCTTTTGACCATAATATAAGTTTAACACCTGAAAAGAAGAAAAATATTATAAATTCTGTACCAGTAGGTACAAAATTATGGAAAAACAAAATAAAAGGATTACGAGGCAAGTCCACAGGGCTTGTTTTTCTTAATTTTGATAGAAAGAAACATTGTATTAGTAAAGAAGAGGCAAAAGCATATTTATTACAAAATAATTCAGATACAATAGAATTAAATATAAAATATAAAACTCAAAAAGAAAAGAATGAATATTTTATAATATTTACTGCTGCACTTGATACATCATACAGTTCTTTGAGTCCTGATACAATAGCGATGTCATTTGCAGGTATAACCAATAAAGGTAAATATATCTTATTAGATGAAAAAGTATATAACAATGCTAATTTAGATGAACCACTTGCACCAAGTGATACAGTAAAAAACTTTGTAGACTTCCTGGAAAGAAACAGGAAAGAGTGGGGACTAGCAAAGAATGTATTTATTGATAGTGCAGACCAAGCAACAATTAAAGAATTTGCAAAATATAAAAGACAAACTGGATGTATATATGTATTTAATAATGCTTGGAAAGCTAAAATGCAAATAATAGATAGAATAAATACTCAATTAGGATGGTTTAAAGATGAGTGTTATTTTATAGTAGAAACTTGTACTAATTATTGTGACGAATTAGATGTCTACAGTTGGAAGGAAGATAAAGACAATGAGCCAGAAGATGGAAACGATCATATGGTTAATAGTTGTCAATATAATTGGATTCCATATGTAAGTAAGATAGGAGTTAAAAAATGAAAATTGGAGAAAGAGTGAAAAATATGATTAAATCGTGGTTAGATATTAGACCTGCACAAGGTCAAACATTTGTAATAAATGAAAATATGGATTTTCAAGCAAATTGTATTAGAAATAAGATATGGTACAGAGGAGATAGTAGAGAATTATCTGAATTTTATGGACAATTACCATATTCTGCTGATACTTTTTGGGGTGCAGCACAAACTGCAGATATTAGAATGAAAAAATCACATTCAGGATTACCAAAATTAATAATTAAAACTATTATTAATACAGTAATGACAGATTATTCAGGTGATGATTTAGAAGACCAATATTGGAAAGATGTTAATAAAGAAAATGAATTTGATAGTAAAATGCTAAAAGTAATACTAGCAGATATCTTACATATTGGAGATGGAGCAATAAAAATAAATTATGATGCTGATATATCTGATAAAGCTATACTTGAATGGGTAGACGGCTCAAAAGTAGATTTTATTTATAAAAGAGGTCGTTTAGTAGAACTTGTATTTAAATCTTATCATGAAGAAAATAATACAACCTATTTATTAGAAGAACATTATGGCTATGGATATATAACTTATAAGTTATTAAAAGATGGAAAAGAAGTTGGTATAAACACAATAAAATCATTATCAAAATTAAAAAATATTAGTTTTGATAAATCTATTATGTGGGCAATACCAGTAATGCTTAATGAATCAGCTAAATATAAAGGAAGAGGAGAGTCTATTTTTGAAGGAAAATATGACTCTTTTGATAGTTTAGATGAAATTATATCTCAATGGCTAGAAGCAGTAAGAGCAGGTAGAGCAATAAAATATATTCCTGAAGATTTATTACCAAAAGATCCTGATACAGGAGAAATCTTAATGGGAAATCCTTTTGATAATAAATACATAAAAACAGAAGCTACTGCAGGAGAAAATGATAAAAAACAAATTGATGTTGCTCAACCTGAAATTCCAACAGAACAATATTTACAATCTTATATAACATTTTTAGATTTATGCTTACAAGGAATTGTAAGTCCTTCTACTCTTGGAATAGACAATAAAAAGTTAGATAATGCAGAAGCACAAAGAGAAAAAGAAAAAACAACACTTTATACTAGAGGTTTAATAATTGATACTTTAACAGAATTTATACCAAAGGTTATAAATGTTGTATTAAAATCTAAAGACCAAATGGAAAAGAAACCATTAACAGAAGATAAGGAAGTAAATATAAAATTTGGAGAATATAGTAATCCAAGCTTTGAGGCACAAGTAGAAACAGTAGGAAAAGGAAGACAACAAGGAATAATGAGTATAGAAGCTAGTGTAGAAGAATTATATGGAGATTCTAAAGATGAAAAATGGAAGCTAGAAGAAATTGCTAGACTAAAAGCAGAACAAGGAATTGTAAGTATAGAAGAACCTGCAGTTAATTTTGATTTAGAAATGAATGAAGATGGTAACGACACAGATGTCGCTACCAATGCAGAAAATAATGTAGAAGGTCAAAAAGAAGAAAAGAAAGACCAGGAGAAAGTAGTAAATGAGTAATGAATATGATATTGTTAAAGCATTTCAAAGAATAGAAGAAACTTTAATAAAATCGTTAAAGAGAAATCTTACAAGGCACTTAAATGAAGAAAAAGATTTGAATATGAATTGGAGTGCTTGGCAAACTGAACAATTAAAAGCATTAGAACAGTTTAAAAAGAATAATAGAAAATTATTTAAAAAAGACTTTTCTACTATAAATACAGATATTGAAGAACTAATAAAGAAAAGCTATGAAAATGGCAAACTAAATCAAGAAAAGGTAATATTAGAAGCTATAAAAGAAGGTAATTTTAATAGCAATGATAAACAAATAAATAAATTATGGCATATATACAAAACAAGTAAAAATAAAAGAATTAAAAAGAAACAATTAAGTAGAATTTATGATAAAGTAAATCAAGCAGAATCAAACTTTTTTCAAATAAATGATAGGAAATTAAAAGCACTAATAGGAGAAACTGTTGAGAACTTCGAAAAAGCAGAGATGTCAATATTAAGATATTCTAATGATCAATATAGAAAAATAATATATGATGCTCAAGTTTATGCAAATACAGGTTCAGGAACAGTACAACAAGCAGTAGATATGGCAACAAAAGATTTCCTTTCAAAAGGAATAAATAGTATAGAATATGCAAATGGTGCAATGGTAAATATTGCATCATACGCAGAAATGGCTATAAGGACAGCAAATAAAAGGGCATATTTACAAGGCGAAGGAACTAAAAGGGCAGAATGGGGAATACATACTGTTTTAGTTCCTAATCGTGGTGGAGGATGTCCATATTGTATAAAGTTCCAAGGTAAAATATTTATTGATGATGTATGGAGTGGTGGAACAGAAGAGGAAAGCAAAGACACAGGTTATCCTTTGTTAAGTACAGCAGTAAAAGCAAAATTGTTTCATCCAAACTGTAAAGATACAACAGTTACATATTTTCCAGGTGTAAACACAGAGGTTACACCACCAACCAAAGAACAATTGGCTATAAAAGAACAAAACTATATAAATGGACAAAAATTAAATTATATAGATAGAAATATAGATAAATATTCAAGATTAGAACTAGGAAGTACAGACGCAGAAAATGTCGAAAAATATCATAAAAAAAGATTAGCTTGGCAAGAATATAAAGAACGATTTAAAAATGATCACAAAATAACTTTTTATGATATTATTGAGGAGCAGAAAATAAGGCAACAAGAATTTATAAAAAAACAGGTTACTGGTAATATTATAAATAATGTTGAAATAAAAGACGTTTCAAGGCATTTAATAGATAGAGTAAGACAAAGGGAAATAGAACTTGATGATATCCTGGAAACATTGAAAAATCCACTTGATTGTGGTAAAATAGTATATGATGAAAAAAATAGACCAAGCTTTAAAGCAATAGGAGAAAAAACTACTTTATATATAAATCCTGATACAGGAAATATAACTACTGTGCACAAAACACATACAAAAACTGCTGAAAAATTGAAAGGAAAGAAATAATATGAAATTAATTATTGAGCAAGCAGATATAAAGAAATTAAAAGCCTTGAAAAATACAAAAATAAATAGTTTTCTTAACAAAATAGATAATATAAAAGAAGATGAAGCAATTGAGTTCATGGAATTTCTTTATGATAAAGCTAATGAATATTTAAAAGGTAAGAATTACGAAGACACTCCTGAAAGTTTACTTTTAGAGAAAATTGCAGATTATATTTATGATAAAACAAATTAAAATAGTTACTTATTAAAGAGCCTATGGCTCTTTTTTTAGTGTTTAAATTTGAAAGGGGTGAGTAATTTGAATGACAGAGCCAAATTTGTAGAAGTAGGTAAAGAACAGCAAGACAGAATAGACTTAATAAGAAGTTCTTTTTCTAATATGTATGATGTTATAGATATAAATTGTAAACCAAGTAGAGAAACATCATTAGTGTTAACAAAATTAGAAGAAGCACAATTTTGGGCAATAAAAGGAATTACAAGAGAACAAAATTAAAAAAATAAAATAAAAATATAAGGAGGTAGTCGTTATGGCTAAAAAAAATCAAGAAGTAAAAGAAAATGAAGAATTAAAGGAAAGTGTTGTAACAGAAACAACAGAAAATGAAACAGTTACAAGTACAGGAGAAACTGCAGAAGAAATAAAAGGGGAAGGGGTAGAAGCACCTGCAGAAGATGCAAAAGTTGAAGAAAATGCATCTAACACAGAAGAAGATGCAGAGGTGCAAGTTAAAGAAAATGTATTAGTTGCTAACACAGCTTTTAATGATAAATATACTGCAACTAAATATGAAAAAGGCACAGAATTTGAAGTAGTAGATGAAGAAATAGAAACTGAAAAAATATCTGATAAAAGATATAGAATATCAGCTAAAAGAGCAGAAGAAATAAAAGCAAAAGGATATATTGATTAATTTGATTATTAAAGAGCCGTAAGGCTCTTTTTTGATGTTCCAAACACTGAAGAACTGAAAAGCATGTGTATATATAGTCATTTCA